ATTTCATCATTTAGTGATACAACTAATGATGCTGCTGCTGTATGTAATAACATTTACGAAACAGTTAAAAGACAAACTCTATCAATGTATCAATGGAGCTTTGCATTTACAAAATTACAATTATCACAATCTTCAACATCTCCGATAGGTGAGTGGACTTATCGATATGATTTACCTTCTACTGCTGTAGCCGGACAACCATTCCAAGTTTATAATACAAGTAGCACTTATGCTAAACCTATTAGAACTTTTGAAATTTTTTATACTACTTCTGGCCCAGCTATATTTACAAATGAAAAAACAATTTATATTGATTATATAACAAGTGCAGTAACAGAGGGATTGATGCCTTCTTATTTTGTGCAGCTACTTGTTTATATGATGGCTTGGCATTTAGCCGAACCGGTAACAGATCAAATAAGCAAAGCAGATTATTGGAAGAATGTAGCAATAGGCCCTGTTACTGAAAATGGAAGGGGTGGATATTTTAGACAGGCTTGTAATGCAGATGCAAGAGGTAAGCCTCCATACGAAATTTTAGAATTTCCATTAACAGATGTTAGATAATGAGCAGAGTAGTAGGAATACAATCCAATTTCACAACAGGAGAAGTTGATCCATTACTTCATTCTCGTATTGACATTGAACAATATTACAACGCATTAGCTCAAGCTAGAAATGTTTTAATTCAGCCTCAAGGTGGAGTAACTCGTAGGCCAGGACTACAGTATGTTGGAGAGATACCATCTGCTGCTACTCCTCAAAATGGATGTCGATTAGTTCCTTTTGAATATTCAACAACACAAAGTTATATGCTGTTATTTACGAATAACAGAATGTATATTTATAAAGATAAAGTTCTTCAAACAAATATTAACAGTTCTGGTAATAATTATTTAACTACAACGATTGGTACAGCAAATATTCCAACATTAGATTATACACAATCTGCTGATACTTTAATTATAGTACAAGAAGATATGGCTCCTAAAAAAATAGTAAGAGGAGCTAATCATACATCTTGGACAATTTCTGATATTACTTTTGATCATACACCTAAATATGCTTTTAGCTTATCAACTTCAAATCCAGCTCAAACATTAACTCCAAGTGCTGTTGATGGTAATATTACATTAACTGCTGGTGGATCTGTTTTTGCCTCCGGCAATGTAGGAGATTATGTTGAGGCTAATGATGGACTTGGTAGAGCAAGAATTACAGGATATACTTCTGGAACAGAAGTTGAGGCAGTAGTTGAAATTCCTTTTTTTAATACAAGTGCAATCGCATCTGGTTCCTGGTTTTTAGAAGTAGATTATGTGGCTACCTGGAGTTCAACTTATGGCTACCCAAGATCGGTAACTTTCCACGAAGGTAGGCTATGGTTCGGTGGTTCTAAATCAAGACCAAATACTTTATGGGGTTCTCGTGTTGGAGATTATTTTGATTTTAATCCTGGAGAAGGATTAGATGATGATAGTATAGAGGCAACACTAGCAACAGATAGTGTTAATGCAATTACCGGTATGTTTTCTGGTAGAGATTTACAAGTGTTCACCAAAGGTGGTGAATTTTTCTTACCCCAATCTGATTTAGATCCAATCACACCATCCAATGTTGTAGTACAAACTGCAACTCGAAGAGGATCTAAAGAAGGTATCAAGCCGGTGGGAGCAGAGAGTGGTACTCTTTTTATCCAAAGATCCGGAAAATCATTGAGAGAATTTTTATTTAGTGATGTAGAGCTCTCGTACATTTCTAACAATATTTCTCTATTGAGCTCTCACCTACTTGTTACTCCTAGTGATATGGCTTTAAGAAAAGCTACATCAACTGATGATGGTGATTTATTATTAATAGTTAATTCATACGATGGATCTCTTGCTACTTATTCTATTTTAAAAGGACAGAATGTAATAGCTCCTTCACTTTGCACAACTGATGGATCTTTTATAAATGTAGCTGTTGATGTTGATGTAGTTTATTTTGTAGTTAAAAGAACAGTTAATAGTGCAACAAAATATTATATAGAATGTTTTAATGATGATTACACTACAGATGCTGCTGTTCAATATACTGTAACAGCCGGTAATCTTCCTGGATCAACATCTGTATCTGGGCTTGGACATTTAGAAGGTAAGACAGTTAAAATTGCTGCTGATGATGCAATGCAAAATGATAAGACAGTTTCTTCTGGAGCAATCACAACTGATAGCACAGCAAGTGTTTTTATGGAGATAGGAATAAATTATACTCCAACTATTAAAACAATGCCTGTCGAATTAAAATTACCAAGTGGTAATGTTGTAGCTCAAAAGAAAAGAATAGTAGAAACAACAGCTCAATTATATTTATCGCAAAATATGACAATCAATGGTAATGATATGCCATTTACTGCTGCAACTTTTTTTACAGGAAAGAGGAGAAGAAAACCTATGTTAGGATTTGATCGAATGGGCCAGATAACAATTTCCCAATCTGCTCCATTATTTTTTACATTATTGGGATTAGAATATAAAGTGAGTGTAGGACAATAATGGCTTGGTGGACAGTAGTAGCAGTAGCATCAAGTGCCATGAAGGCTTATGGCACATATATGCAAGGTATGGCAACTAAAGCCTACTATGATGCTCAAGCAGATATTTCATTATTACAATACAAAGAAAAAAGAATTGAGGCTAAAGAAAAAGGAATTGAGGCTTTAGAATTAACTAACCAAACTTTATCAGCTATTATTGCTAAAGGAGCTGCTGGAGGTATGCTAACTAACGAAGGATCTGTAATGGTCAATCAATTAGTTACATTAAGATCTGGTTCAGAAGATTATGGTTTAGCCGGTATCAACCAGGAGCTTATACAAAATTTAGGTATTGTTGAATTTACCAATCTTAAAACTGCTGGTTCATACGCAAAAAAATTTGGAATTATGAATGCTATATTTGGTTTAGGTACAGATATAGGAACAATGGGAATGACCGGAGTTTGGGATGCAAAAGCTGCAACAACAACAACACAATTAAAAGGACATACAACAGGTACACCAATTAAATGGCAACCTCCTAAATAATTATGGCAAAAGAAAGAAAAGTATATAGAGGTGGATTAGTAGAAGGAGTATCAATTCCAAATGTTAATACACCACAATTTCAAGTCCAGGCATCTGGATGGCAAAGTCTTAACCAAAGACTAGATGCTATTAATACATTTGCTGTAAAAGGTTTAAATGTTGAGATGGAAGAAAAGGGTAAAAAGTTTGCTGCTGAAAATGCTATCTCTTTAGAACAGTTCTTAATTGCTAATCCTACTGATAGAGAAAATTTAGTAGGTGGAAATAAAACAACTACATTTGGAAAAGCTATTAGAGCTACTCATATCAATATGTTGTCTGGAGATATGGCTATTCAAGCTCAATCAGATTTTATGAATTTAAAAATAGAGGCTCATCTTTTACAAACCAAAGGTACTCCAATGTCATTAGATGCGTTTAAACAAAGATTAAATGCTATTGTAGATGGATACTCTGATGCTTTATTACCTTTAGATGCAGATGCAGCAATAGCAGCTAATGCAAAACTAGCCACTACTGCCAACTCTTATTATAGTTCTTATTCAGATAGTTTAGTTAAAGATCATAAGAAGAAAAAGAATGCTGTTACTGTTTCTTATGGTAGTGATCAAATTACTAGAATATCAGATATTGTTAATTTAGGTACAGAGATTGAAATTGTTGTTGGAGATAAGACAGTTAAAATTCCTTTAGATCAATATCTATTAGCAGAAAAAATTAGAATAAGACAAGAGATGATTGATGCTGGTGCAACTGCTGATCAAATAACTAAATGGGAAAATAATTGGGATGCAGAAGTTCTACAACAAAAAAAGAATTGGTTATTCTCACAATATGTAGATACAGAAGATAATTATAATGCTGGTGTTGCTCATCAAAATTTAATCTGGGAAGAAGTTAGAAAAGGAACATTTAGAATTATTCCTAAAAAAGAGGATTATCCAGAAGGAGCTGATCAAGAAACTATTACTGAAATAGATAAGAAAAATGCTCTTGCTGTTAAAAAAGCAGATGCTTTATCTGCGAAGTACCAAGCTATGTATGAAAGTTTAGATGAAGATGAACAAAGAGAATTTAGAGAGAAAGTAAAAGGCTGGGCTGATAGAGCTATTGAGATAGAAGAAGATAAAGAAAAATCTCTTACAATAGATAAGAAATCAACCCTTGAAGATTTAGAAGTTAAATACACTAAAGCTCTGATTGCTAATGATTTTATAGCTGCTGAAAAAATTGTAGCTGAAATGGAAGTTATAGATAAACCAACATACATTGAATATGCTGGTATGTTAAAAGAAGATAAAAAAACAGGAGAGTTTAATGATACAAAAACAGAGGCTGAATTATACGAACTTCTTTATTTTGGTAATTTAACAAAATGGCAAATTAAAAATGATTATGATGTAGGTTTAATTAATCAAGACACAAGAAATGATTTATTAAACAAACTTAATCTTTCTAAAAAAGATGGATTTACTAAAGCTAAAGAATATATCAGAATACAAGTAGGTTATGCTGATCAAGGTTTATTTAATAATGAAGGAAAACAATCTATAGCCTTTAAAGAATATACAGAAAAAGTTGGAGAGTTAATGGATTGGATGAATGCTAATCCTAATGCAACTGCAACTGATATTAATAATCAAGCTATAAGACTTGTTGAGGGAGTTAATCAAGAAAAAGATCATGCAGCATCTATATTAAATATGGAAAATAAAATACTTAATCAAGAGGCTACAGTAGCTGGTTCAGTTGTTACAGGACATTATTTAAGTGGTAAAAAATTTAGAGGTTATTTTAAAGGGGAATGGAATACAAATGAAAGTTGGTATAGTGATTATACCGGTAGTAATTTTCAAGAAGTTTTTATAGGTAGTTCAGAAAAAGTTGATTTATTAATTTCTGAATTAGAAGAGATGAGAGATTTAATTAATAAAGGTGGTACATACGAAGTAGATAAGAATAAATATTGGCCAGGAACATCTACAGAAGAAATAACTTTACCAGCCGGTGTAACAGCAAATGATGTTACTAATATGATTTCAGACTTAAAAGTATTAAAAGGATTTTATGACAACTAATACAATAGATAAAATAAACGAGATAACAACTTTTGATGAAAAAGAATTTTTATTGAATAAGTCAAAAGTTGATTTTAGTGTTGATGATGATGCTTATGATAAGAGATGGAACAATACTTATGAATATAGAAATAGTGATAAAGAATTTGTTTTAACTGATAATGGCTATGAATTAAAAAACAATTCAAAGGCTTGGTATTATATTAAAGATACCGGCAAAGGTTTTTTAAGAGGTGGTGTTAAATTAACAGAGGGTGTTGGATCTTTAGCTTTAGCCACTTTAGAAAAAATGAATATAGTTAGTGAAGGATCAGTTGAAAACTTTGCTAACTTTTACCAAGAAAATATTTATGAAAAAATTGGAGATACAGAAACTATGGTCGGAGGTTTTGCTGAAGGCATAGGTCAATTTATTATTCCTGGTATTGGTGCTTATGGAATGTTTGCTAAAATATTTAGAGCTAAAGGAGTATGGCCATTTTTATATAGAGCTTTATCAGCAGAGGCAGTAACAGTTGGAGTAGCTCAAGTTCCTGGAGATCCTAACTTTGCAGCTTTTATATCTCAAATGTTAGGTGTTGATAATACTAAAGCAGATAACATAGCAAAAGAATTTTGGAATTATATAGTAACACCAGATGTTGAATATGGAGAGAGCTATAATGCCGATGATGTTTTTTCTTCAAAACTAAAAGCTATTATTGGTGATGCTCCATTGGGCCCTGTGGGAGAAGGATTGGTTCCTTTATTTAAAATGTTTGCTAAAGGAGTAAGAAAGTTAAGAGGTAATAAAGAAGTTATAGAAGAGATAGATAAGAATATTGTTAAAGCTAGTGATAAAGAAGTATTCACTAAAGAGTTCGATGAGTTTAAAACAAAAGCAACTTCTTCTACTAAACTTATGGATGCTATTGAAACTTTAAAAAATCAAGATGGTTTTAGTATTACTATTGATGGTAAGGCTCCAAAAGATTTAGGATATGATAAAGGTTATATGGTAGCTCCACTTAAAATAACTGAAATTGAATTAGGAGATACATTTACAGATGATGATATGTTAAAAATTTTAGAAAATGTTTATGCTCTTGAGAAATCTTTAAAGGGTGAATATGGTGAGGTTTATGTGGGTGCTTGGAGAAATGCAGATGGAACCTATGTTTTTGATGCGTCAGTAAGGATTGACAATCTTGATCAAGC